GCGTAGGCCAAGTGGTGTAAGCCCTGACGATTTTGGTAATTAGAACGAGGGGTATGGGGCGTCCAAGGGCCAGGCGCTTGCGAAAGCTAAGTCTCGTTCTAGTTGCCCCCGTAGGCTCAAGGGGTTCAGGTTTCGAAGGAGAGTTGCAACGTTCTCCTTAGAAGGCAGTGGATGCGTTGTGGGTACATCAGCCGACTGCGATCGACTCTACCGAGCGGGGTTTCCCGGAAGACTTGGCAAATCGATTGAACAGCAAATGAACCCTCCTTCGAACCCCGCCACGACTGTCCTCGTGGCGGGGTTCGTCGTATTCGAAGTACACTTGACTGCCGCCCCGCTGCGTGGTATAATCAAAGCACGATCGGGGAGGACCTGATCGGTGCAACGGAGAGTACGATGAAGCAAGAGACAGAGACTACGCTGATGCAGGTGGCCGATGGTATGACCAAGGTCGCCGCAATGGTAAGGGAGGACACCCACGAGGCCCTCCAGACTGGCAACCACGTTGTTGTCATCAAGCACTTCGCCAAGCTGCGCGGTGCCGTCGAGCTAATCAAACAGGCTCGCAAAGCCCTCGAAGAAATCGAGGAAGACCTGTCCAAGGTGCGTATCCCCGACATCGTCCGCGATCTCAAGACCCGAACCGGTGAAAAGCCGCCGTTCAAGATCGAGGGCGTGGGTTCCGTGTCCATCGCCAACAAGACGTCCTGCTCCATCATCGACGATCCGGTCGAGGGCAAGCAGGTCGGCTATCGTTGGCTCAAGGAAAACGAGCACGGGTCTTTGGTGGTCGAGACTGTCAACTCCTCCACTCTTTCGGCGTTTGCTAAGGATATCCTCGAAAGCGGTCATGAGTTGCCCGACGATATCTTCAAGGTCAGTATCCAGCACTACACCTCGATCCGCAAGGGTTGATCCTCAACATTAAAGGATATCACTATGAACGCTGTAACCACACAGAAGGACAACGCTCTGCCTGCTCACCTCCAGCAGGGCAAGCAGGCGTCGTTCGGTAATATTGACTCGAACGACCTGATCATTCCCCGCGTCAAGCTGCTGCAGTCGACGTCTCCGGAAGTCGAGGCTTTCATCGAGCGCGGTGCTCGCACCGGCCAGTTCTGGCACACCCTCTCCGAAGAGGCGATGGGCAACAGCCTGAAGATCGTGCCGCTGATCCTCAAGAAGGAACTGACGCTCTGGGCACCCCGAGGCGACGATCGCGGCGTTCTCGCCCGCTCGTCGGACTGCATCAACTGGGACGACGGCTTTGCTAACCTCGAATTTGAGGTCAAGCTCAAGGGCGTCAAGGAACCAGTCAAGTACGACACCAAGGGATCGGTCGCCGAAAGTGGCCTCGACAAGTTCGGTTCCGCTGTCCCCGGTGATCCGAACTCCCGCCCCGCCGCCTCGCTGACGTATCGCATGATGTTCTTCTTCCTGGATTTCCCGGAAGCGTCGCCCGCGATCGTCATCAACACCCGTTCGAGCGTCAAGGCCGCAAAGGGTCTGATCAGCAAGATCGAAATGAAGCCGGTCGACCACTATTATCAGGTCTACACGATGGGCGTGACGGACGAGGTCGGTGACGAAGGCCCGTACAAGGGCTATTCCTACACCTCGGCCGGTTATGTCGAGGATACGGACCTCGCCGCCAAGATGAAGGCGGTCTACGACAAGTTCCGTGAACTCGATTGGAAGGCCAGTGAGGAAAGCGACGACACCGAAAAAGCGGCTGGTGCTGGCTCTGCTGGTGCGGGTCGCGTCGGTGGCGAGTCCAAGGCCGACGACGGCGGCAAGTTCTGACCAGCAGAGTCCGGGTCATTAGTCGTACCTCAAGGGGACGCATGCAAGGACGCCGCGCTCTAGCGGCATAGGTCAGACGGGGTGGGTTTCGGCGCTAGTCGCATCACGGACCCACCCCACTTTTTCAGAGGACAGAATGATCAAAACCGGCATTATCGACCCGTCGCTCGCGCTTCGGATGGTCCGCACCTCGCCAGAAATGGCGTATGACACTGAAACCGACGGCCTCGAAGTCACGAGCATCATCGTGGGGTACGTCTTCACCGATTGGGAGCACTCCGTCTATGTTCCAGTTCGACACGAAGCTGGCGGCAATATCCCGATGGTGGACGAATTTGAAGCTGAATTGGCCGTCGCCTTTGCTGAGCGCACTCGTCTTGGATATCGCACAATCGGCCATCATCTTGGTTTTGATCTTCGTGGCTCTCTTCGCCGTGGCATCGTAGTCGGGTCCCCCTGTGAGGATACCCAGATTAACGAGACGCTGATCGACGATACCACCACTGAACTCAGCCTCGACGCTTGCGCTCGCCGCCACCGGGTTACCGAGAAGAAAGGGGACGCTCTGTATCGCGCCATCGCCGAGCGCTTCGGCGGGATGCCGGATCGCAAGTCCATGGGCAACTTCTGGCGCATGCCGGGGGACCATTTCGATGTAGTCGATTACGCCACGGGCGACGGCGTGTCCACGCTTGAACTGTGGAAGTCCCAACAGCGCATCCTCGACGAGGATAACCTGCGTGTTCCGTGGCAGCTGGAGTGCGACCTACTGCCCTACGTCGCCCGCATGCACCACCGTGGAATACGCATAGATGGTGACTACGCCGAAAAAGTGGCGGTACAGTTGAAGGACTCCGTCGAAACGGCGAAGCAGAAATTCCCTCCCGGCTTCAACGTACGATCCAACGGCGAGTTGGAGCAGCTGTTCCGGGCCAACGGTTTCGAGGACCACCAATTCGATCGTACCGATCCAACCACGAGGCACCCCAATGGCCAGCTGTCTTTTCGTGAGAAGTGGTTGGAGAAGACGCAGATGGGGCAGGATATCCTCACCATCAGGCAGCTTGAGAAAGCGGAATCTAGCTTCATCGCCCCACTGGTTTCAAGTCACAACATTAACGGGCGCGTACACGCTATTCTCAATCAAGCGAAATCGGAAGAATACGGCGCTACGGGGTCGCGTTTCTCCTGCTCCGAGCCGAATCTCCAAGCCTACCCGAAGCGCAACATCATCATCGGTAAGGTTGTGCGACCGCTCGTCGTCGCCGATCACGGCATGGTCCTCGAAGAGGCCGACGCGATGCAGCAGGAGCCGCGATTCTTCACCCACTACTCGGAAGACGAGGCCCTGATCCACGGATACCGAACCGGGGAGTTGGATATCCACCAGCGAGCTTCCGACGTTCTGGAAATGGACCGTGAATACGCTAAACGTCTTGGCCTCGGCATGTTGACGATGATGTCCCCCAAGACCCTCGCGATGCATATGGGTTACAGCCTCAGCGAAGCCAACCGCGACCATCGTCGGTATCTGGAAGACGCGTTCCCCCGGATCAAGGACTTTCAGGACCTCGCCAAAAAGACGGCGAAAAGACGGGGCTACGTCAAGTCCATTCTCGGTCGTCGCGCTTACTTGCCCGATCCCCGCTTTTCGTACAAAGCGATTTCGCGTATCATTCAGAACAGTGGCGGCGAGCACGTCAAGACCTGCCTCTTGCGGGCTTGTCAGTTCGAAGACGCCTACCCCGACCTGATCCAGATGCTGCTGACCATTCACGACTCGTTGATCTGGCAGCGCGACCCCGGCAGAGTGGACCTGCTCCGCGAGTTGGTTCGCATCGTCGAGAACGTGCCGCACGAGCCACAGTTTAACTTGATCGTGCCGATCCCTTTCGAAGTGGGTTCAGGGCTGCACTGGTCCGAGGCGTCCTACGGGCCGAAGTTGAAGGGCAAAAAGGGCTGGAACATTTAAACACATAAGGGCGGGTTGACAGTGGCCATCTGGCGTGGTACACTGGGATCAGACAGGAGAGACGATATGGCCCGTGGAGGCGACGAGATCATAACATTCGAGGGCCGCAAGGTTGGCCCGAGAACTGCGAAAGCAGAACTGATCGAGTACGGCGGCAACGAGATTTGGTTGCCGAAGTCGCAAACAATCGACACATTTGGCCCTTACGGCGACGACATGGACTTGTTTGAGTTCCACGTTACTCAATGGTGGGCTGGCAAGAACGGGATTTCGTGATGGCAAACGTAGTAAGAATGGACGGTTCGGAATACTTGGATTACCGGGAGTTGCTGCGCCGAGCGATCGAAGACGATGATATTGCGCATGTGGTGCTCATCGTCGAGCGCAAGGACCAGATTTCCGAAGTGTGGTACGATCGCCAGATGATCAGTCAAGTGGTCTACGCCTCGGCGCTGCTTCACAATTTCAGCCAGAAGCTGATCGAAGGCACACGGGAGTGCACTTGTGGGAAAGCTTGAGTCCGAGTACAAAAAGGACATGGTTCGGGAGGTCCGTGCTGAGGGTGGTTATGGTCGACGCATCGAGGACCAGTACGCCGTCGGAATACTCGACACCATCCTCAAGCTGCCCGACCTACCGGTAATCTTCGCCGAAGTCAAGCGATTTACCGGCAAGCAATTCAAGCCCCGCCCGAGGCAGCACGTCGAAATGGTCGACATCAACGCTGCCGGTGGCGTTTCGACGTTGATCGGAGTTCGCATCGGCACCAAGGGGCCGTATTATTTCCACCGGGAGGCAGACGTCGCCCACGTGGACAACTGTGTCGTCCAGCAAGACGGCGAGACATTCTGCGACGCATTGCGCAGATGGTACAAGGAGCAAGGACAGAAATGAGCAACAAAATCGCAAACAACGCCATCAACGTGATGGGCGCAGCGGCCAAGGTGGTTGGGTCGGAACGCGGCAATCAGCACGGAGGCGCCGAAAACAGCTTTCAGATGATCGCCGACTTTTGGTCGACTTACCTCACCAACACGAACCGGATGGCCTACTATAGTCCTCAGCCGTCACAACACATCGACGTTCCGGACATCATCATCCGGCAGGAAGACGTGGCCTTGATGATGGACCTACTCAAGACCGCCCGTCGCGTTCACGGTGATCCGAAGAACGCTGACAACTTCGTGGACAAGGTCGGCTACTCCGCTCTGGCCGCTGGCCTCGGCGGCGTCGAAGTCAGGCGTGAAGAATCGGTCGGTCAGGGCAAGCCCCCGGCGTCGCCCGTTTCCGTCAAGAGCGCTCAGGAAAGGGTCGACCTTGAAGCTCTCCGCGCCGAGGCCAAGATCGAAGCCGATGCTGCCGCTGCAATGGCCGCAAAGCTCGCTCCGAAGGGCGACGCCAATGCATAACAACCTGTTCGAACATTCGGGCGCTCACGTTCTCGTCGACGGTCAGTTCGGCTCCACTGGCAAGGGTGTCCTTGCCGCATGGCTCGCCAAACAGGCTTTTGAAAGCCACCAGTGGTTCGACCTCGTCGTCAGCAACGCTGGCCCCAACTCAGGCCACACGTTCTATCACGGCGAAGAAAAGCACGTGCTCAAGCAGCTGCCCACTTTCGCTGTTGCCTGGTATCTGATGGACTACGAAAGTGCCCCCCACGTTTACCTGTCGGCGGGAGCCATCATCGACCTCGACATTCTCCGTGCCGAGGCAGAGAAGTACCCCATGCTCTCGATCACCGTTGATCCGATGGCAGCGGTGATCATGGACTACGACAAGGAGGCCGAAAAGACGGGGACCATCGCCGCCGTTGCGGGGACCCGGTCCGGCACGGGTTCGGCGCTTGCCAACAAGATCAACCGCGATCCGATGGCCGTCTTCCAAAACTACTTCTTCGAGGGGCTGCTTCCGAGCAACGTCAGCATGTATCGTCGCCACGTTCATCAGGTGGCTTACACGGATCGTGTATTCGTGGAGGTGAGCCAAGGGTTCTCGCTCGGCATCAACTCCGAGTTCTATCCTAAAGTGACGAGCCGGGAGTGCACCGTTATGCAAGCCATGGCCGACGCCCGCATTCCGCCACACCTGATCGTCAAGACCTACGTGTCGGCGCGGACCTACCCCATCCGGGTAGGGAATGTCGACGGCTTTTCCTCAGGCGATCATTACACCGACCAGACCGAGACTACGTGGGAAGCGATCGGGCAGACACCCGAGCTTACCACCGTCACGCAGAGAGTGCGTCGCGTATTCACATTCTCCGAGCAGCAGTTGCAGGAGGCCGTCGATGTCAACGGCGCGAACTTCGTGTTCCTCAACTTCATGAACTACCTCGATGAAGAGGGGCAGGTCAATATGCTGGAAGCGATCGACCGAGTGCGGGATTCCGCGCTGCAGTGGTTTGACGTCATCACGTGCAGTGGGCCGACCAGCGACGACGTGAAATACCTGTGATACGGCGGGGAGCGATCCCCGCCACAACTTTACGAGGATAAAATGCTATCCGAAAAAGAAATAACCCCGAAAATGCCCGCCATAAGCTTCACGGTAACCGTCCCCGGCGAAATGGCGCACTACGCCCACGATATCCGCCGCTTCGTCGAGGCGATGGTATACAAGCTGGAGAAGAATGCCGACAAAGGTAAGTGGGAAGGTTACACAGTCGACCATGCTTTCAAACTTCTCGAAGCCGAGGTGTCCGAACTCCGCGAGGAAATCGGGGGCAACTCCATCAAGACCATCCTCGAAGCGGCGGACGTCGCCAACTTCGCGCTGATGATCGCCAATATCGCCGTGGAGCGCGGCAAATGAGCAATAATCCCCCGGACAGAGTGGTGGAGCTTACCGAGGAACAATACCAGTTCCTCCTTGAGGGCTGCAATACCAACATAGCCTTCGGGCTTTCGGCTTTGCAAACACTTGACGAACGAGGGGCACACAAGATGGTGACCTTGTTGGAAAAATTCAAGGACGTAAAGCAAGCGTTAGAGAGGGCAAAATGAAGCCCATTTTCACAGAACTAGACCACCGCCTTTCGGTGGTGCCTCGTTGGTCGGTTCTCCACACGATCCAGAAGCAGTCTGTGGCGGAACACTGCTTCAACGTCGAAAGGCTGGCTACCCGCATCGCCAAAGATTGGTTCGGTATTACTCGGATCGACGAACTCTACGAACTATCCCAATACGCCCTGAACCACGACAACCTCGAAGCGGTCATGGGCGATCCGCCGACGATGGTCAAGCCGTACATCGACGAGGCGGGGATGGTGGAGGACCATCAAGACCTGATTCCGAAGCCGGTGATCAGCGCAAACCTCCGCCCCATCGTCAAGCTGGCAGACCTGCTGGAAGGCTATCACTTCATCTGCGTAGAGCGGCTGCTCGGCAACCGGTTTGTGGAGAATCACTACCAGAGCTACCAAGCTGAAATCAGCAACTACATAATGGAGCACTCGGGGTTTCCACAGCCTTTTGAGGTGTGGCGTGCTTTTGTGTGGCCGCTAATGCAACACATGTCCAACGACATTTCTGAACGACACTCGAAAAGGGGCCGTTGATGACTTGGGAACCACAAGGCGCGCAGCGCGAAGCAATGAAGCGCAGCTTCGGCAAAACGGGCTTCGGCTATTTCATGGAGCAGGGTCTTGGAAAAACATCGACTACTTACGGGGACTTCCTTGACAACGCTGTCGCCTACGATCTCCAGCGAATGGTCACAATCGCCCCAAACTCATTCAAAGGGGGATGGGCCGACGAAGTTGACAAGTTTGGATTCCCAATCACCCCCTTGGTCTGGGAGTCCGGAAACGAGAAGTATCTACGGTCTGCGCTTCGTCGTGGATTCAACACTCGACCCAACCTTATTATTAATTATGAAGCCATCCGCCATCAATCCGCTAGGGACTTCATCGCGGATTTTACGCGTGAGCGACGGTGTTACATAGCGGCTGACGAGAGCATCAAACTCAAGGACCACCGGTCGGATCAAACCAAGGCTGCGCTCGAAATCGCGCAGCTATTCGAGTTTAGGCGCATCCTTTCGGGGAAGCCTATGTCGCAGGGTCCACACGATCTGTGGGCGCAGATGCGGTTTATCGGCCATCTACAGGGTCAAGTCTATTATGCCTTCAAAAACGCGTTCTGCAAGATGGGCGGCTTCAAGATGAAGTCGGTCATCGGGGCGCAAAACGAAGACATATTGGCGCAGAAGATCGACCCCCATGTATTCCGGGCCACGAAGGCGGAGTGGACCGACCTACCCCCGAAGCTGTACACCCTGCGTGAATACCGCATGACGGCAGAAATGCTGTCGATGTACAAACAGATGGAAGAGCAGTTCGTCTTGTGGCTTTCGGACGAAGAGCGCGTCACGGTCGATCAGGCCATCACCAAATACATCAAGCTAGCGCAAATTCAAGCTGGCTTCATCATCGACGAACAGCAAAAGGTGCACATGCTCGTCGAGCCGTCCAAGAACCCCCGCCTCAATGCACTGGTGGAATACTATGAGGAAATCCGGGGCAAGCTGATTGTCGTCTACAACCACAAGGTCGTCAGGCCGATGTTGTACGACCGCTTCGAAAAACTGCAGCCCGCCCGCATCGTCGGGGGAATGACGCAGCAGGAGATCGATGAGGAGAAGCGTCGCTTCAACACCGACAAGAACTGCCGGATCATCTTCCTCACCAAGGCGGCGAAGTACGGGCACACCCTGCTCGGCCTCGACGACCTCGACGACCACTGCACGAACATGATCTTCTACGAGAACACGTACTCGCTGGACGACCGCTCGCAGCTGGAGGACCGGAACCACCGCATCGGGCAGCTTGGTAGCGGGAACATGTACGCCGACCTGATTGGGACACCCCTCGACAAATCGGCGGCGCTTGCACTACAGCGAAAAGAGTCGGTCTTCCAATCCGTCTTCCAGCACATTGGGAAAAAGAAATGAACGGGAACCGTGTTTTGACCCTATTTGTAGCCTTCGCGATACTCCTGTACGACAAGGCCCAACTCCATTTCGAGAGTTGGGCCGATCGGTGGGTGTTTTCGGTGTTCCTTGTGTTACTCGGGGCTACTCTCTTCAATACCCAAAAACGTGATAAGCTCGCGAGCGGTCCGCTTGTAATCGTCCTTTACAAGCTTGGGCGCATTACGGGGCGAAGCTACCGAGCCACGCGCAATGGTGTCAAGCAGTTCTTCCACTTGCTTTTCGGTCGCCTTTGACGCCTTGCCCGCAGCGTAGTCCGCGAGAACGCGGGCTGCACCAACACCGGCACCGGCTCCTGCTGCGCCGCCGATCCCTCCGCCCATAAGGGAACCGAGCGAGAAGCCAGCCGCGCCGCCGATAGCACCGCCCATCATGCCGCGCATCTTCTGGCTCGTACCACGCCAACGGTTGGCGGATTTGCTGCCCTTGACGATGCCCTCCATCATTTCCTTCTCGACGTCGCTGAACCCCTGCACCTTGCGCTCATCGCGCAACATGTTAGCTACGGTCGATCGGATATCCGAGCCGGTGTTGACGCCAGCCGATGCGTCTTGCTGTCGGCGGGCGGCTTCGATCGGCGCTTCGACGTCCTGCAGCTTGAGGCGGCGGTGATCGAGTTCGCGAGCCGTCTTCATTTTGTCGACGGCCTCCGGTACTGTTCCCCGGACCGCGCCCGCCGTCGTGTTGTCAAGGCTGTCCGCGAACTTGTCCAACTCGCGAATGATGTCCGTACCGAACTTCGCTTCAGCGTCATCCGGATGCCGAGCGGCGTTCATTTGAGTAGTCTGGCGGTGCTGGTCGAGGTCGTACAGCGACATTCCACGGTCGGGGTTCGTATTTACCGTGGTGCGGGTGCTGTTGACGTCCGACTGGCGACGGAACTTGGTATCCTTCGTGACAGGCGGGTTCGGAGCCGTCTCCGTGGTCGAACGGGTCGCACCATCTACGTCGGAATACGTGCGAGTGGACTTGGTCTTCGGGGACTGAAGGCTCGGGGTGTACTCCCCGTATCGGTTCAATTCTGAGATAGTGGCGCGGTGGCGATCGGGGCGAGCGCCCTGTTTGTTGCCTTCACCAACGTTGCGGTAGAGCGTCTGGTTCAAGCCCGCGATGGCGTCCGGATTGATGAACACATCTTGATCAGCCGCCTCGGTGCGAAGAGAGCGGGATTCGTTCATAAGTTCGTCTTTCGACGGAGCCGGGGGAGCGTAGCCCATTCCCTTGCCCGCAACAGCGTTGACCGCCGAAAGGAAGCCCTCGGACAAAGCGCCACCTCCAGCACCGAAAGCAGCGCCAGTCATTGCACCGTCCGAGATATCGCGGTCGTTGCCGGAGGCTTCCAAGGCCCCGTAAGCGCCACCTTCGATGGCACCTGCCGACGTTGCTCCAAGGAGTCTCTGCCAGAGTGGGCCAGTGGGAGCCGCGCTCATGACCGCAGGGAGCATTCGTTGCAGCGCACTGGACGCCCCCATAGGCCCGAGTACCGAGGCCGGTGTAGCTGCGGAACCCGCACGCTCACGTGCTTGCTGAGTGGCGAGCCTTTCAGACTCCAGCAGTTCATCGTACCCGCCTTGGCCGAGCATCGACTTAACCCCGGCCAGCGCCTTTTCGGCGTAGCCAAAGCCAGCGCCCGACCCAGCGAGGCGAACCACGTCACTTGCTGCAGTGCCAATCTTACCGAGGGTGCCCATCTGATCGTACTGCTCGCGGGCGGAGGGCGCGGCTTCGAGCTTCGCGATATCGTCGGCAAAAAGCTTAGCAGCTTGTACGTCACCGGCCTCGTGGGCGCGGATCATCATATCTTCGAGTTCTTTCCGCGTCGCCATTTATTTGCTCCTGTACTGCTCGTACACCGACTTTCGATACTCCTCGGGGTCCTGCGGTTTAAGGTTGATACCTTCGAACAGCGGGTTACTGTCGACGAACTCCCTGACGACATCGTCGAAGCCAGCGTCCAGTTTCTTGTTTTCCTTGACGTACTTATCGGCGAGGTCAGCGATCTCGATTTTGCGTTTCTCGATCCGCTCGAAGATGTCGATCATCGCCTTGGGGTTAGCCGTAGTCAGGCTGACCTGCGCGTCCTTCAAGAAGGTCAAGTCGCGGTCGGAAACGGAACCCGGCATACCCATCCCGCTTTCGGGGTTACGCATGAGCAGGGCCATTCGGTTCGTTACCGTCTTAAGAAGTTCACCACCGGTGATCTTGCTCATATCCGTGTCGATGCCCATGGAAGCACCCAGCTTGCGGAGAGACTGCTCGTACTCGCCGAAAGTACCGGTGGTGACGTCCGTATCCAACGCCTTCCGAGCGATGGAATACTGGTTGAGCATGTCCCGAGCCTGACTGCGCTGGCCCCGGAATTTCTGGTAGTCTTCCGCAAAGAAATCGCCCGACTTCTTGGCGAAGGCTTCGCTTTCAGGGTCCAGCTTATTACCCATGTTGTTAGTGATCTGCGTCGACGGCGGCTTCGTCATCCGGAACTGCTGGAAGCTCATCGGCGGGTTGTTGGGGTTCGCCTTGGCTTCGTTGTTGACGTAGTCGGTGTACTCCACGTACTCGCTGGACATGTCTCGTGGCGTAACAGAGCCGATGACCTGATCGGCTTCCTCGTCGAAAAGCACGTTCGATCCGTTGGGGCCGGGAATGACCTTGGTCGTGTCCTTTTTGCCACCGTAGACGCCGCGCTGATCGCCCGAGGTACGGTCGATCAGAATGTTGGTGCCGTCTTCCGCCTTGACGATCTCGGAGTTCGGCTTCTCGCGCTCGGCGATCACCTCCTCCAATTTGCCCTGTTCGTAGAGCATCTTCGCCGTTTCGAGGTCCAGACCATACTTGCGAGCGATCATCGGCAAGGAAGCCAGCATCGCTGCTCGCTGCTGCCGAGCGATCGACGCTTTTTGCAACTCCATGGCGGTCGATGCCATCGCGCCGGGGTCGGGAACACCAATGTTGGAGCCGTTGCCCCCGGTAAACGAGTTGAGCGTTGCCTCGCGGTTGCCATCCTGCGAAATCGACGAACCAATGAGGCCGAAGCCCCGGTCGATGCTTTGCGTTTTGCTGGCGTATTGAGCCAGGTCTTTGTACAGCGCTGCGAAGTCCGGAGGGCTTTCAAACCCCGTGGGACCAGCCGGTGCGCCACCGGGGGCAGCGGGTGCAGGGGCACCAGTACCGCCCGCACCCGCGCCGCCCCCCGCGTACGGTGCGCCGCCAGCCCCGCCGCCAGCAGCGGGCGCACCCGTAGCCCCGCCGCCCACTATGGCGGCGATAAGCTTCTCACGTGGGTCTTCCTTGCCCATCAGGTCAAGAAGTCGTGCCCCTACGCTCATGCGAACCTCCCAATGGTCGTACCCCGATTTTTGCGGGTAGAAAGAAGTGTTGACATCAACTGCTGCGCCGCCATGGTGCGTTGCGCATCAGCCGCTTCGATTGCGGGCAGGCTCGACTGTATCGGAGCCGCGTGTTCCTGCGCCTGAGCGGTGCTGCCCTTGCCCATAGCGCCCGACAACAGGTTCAGACCTTTAGACGCCGGGTTAGCAGTGGCCCCCTCGCCGAACAGCCCCTTGAGCTTCTCGGCATTATCACCCCAGATTGCTTGTCCGATTTTATCCCCCATCGAAAGGGACGGCTCGGTTGCCTCGGCCACGTTGTACGTCTTAACGTCGCCCCGGTTTTCAAGAGGCGGAACACTAGCGGTCATCGGCTGGTCGCCCATCTGTCGCTCAGCCCCGGCCAGCGAGGTGCCGGGAACACGACGTGGACCGCCGATGCCGTCAAAGCGGTCGACGCCGACCTTAGCCGCACCGTACCAAGCGCCCCAGCCTTTGTTGGCTGCGTTGTCGAGGGCGAAGTCGATGCCCTTCTGCCACGCGTTGGGGTCGGAAGGGTGCATGCCGTACTTGGCGACGAAGTCGTTGCCCATGCCAGCCGGGAACCCTGTATCGCCACCGCCGACGAGCAGCTGGAAGGGACCGTAGGACGGTTCGCGAACACCACCCTTCGTGACGAGGCTCTGCCGGGTGGGGTCTTTGAGGCCCCCTTCGGACTTGGCAACACGCACGGCGATGTCCGGATCGATGCCTCGGGCGGCAGCGGCTTGGCGGATGTAAGCTTCGATGTCCATTTACGCCCCCTTTGCCATTGCCATGATAGGCGCGAAGTCGATGATACGCTTGCCACCGACCTTGCTGACCAGATGCGGCATCTTCTTCTCGACGTCGGATGCCATCGGGCCGACAACCTTCGGGTAGCTCTTCGGGTCGCCCTTGTAGCGGTATGCCCACAAGTCGAGGTCTGTGTTCGGGAGCTTGCCGAGCTTTTTCTTGTCGGTTTTTTCGTCGTCTTCGGAGAGGCCGAGCAGAAGCGAGAAGATACCCATGCCCAACTGACCAAAGTCGGTGCCGCTGGAACCCCCGGTGGTCTGCTTGTCGGTCTGTTCCGACTTGCCGTAAGGGGACATTCCGAGCGCCGAAAGGCGCAGGTTGAGGTTTTCGAGGTCGTAGTCACGCGGCTCGTTGAATTTCTGGATCGCCGCGTTGATCTCTTCCTGCCCCTGACCCTTCTCCATCATGCCGGTCTGCATAAGGGCTGCCAGTTCTTTGGTCCGTGCGTCGATGGTGCCCTGCGCCATCGCGCCCTGATTGTTGATATCCGTCGAAGCGGAGGCCAGCGCGGTCTTGTAGCCGTCGGAGCGCAGCTGCGAAGCGATGAGGCCCATATCCTTGAGCGATTCCGCATTGGTCACACCGTCGATGATGCCGTGACGCGAGCCGCCGAATGCCTTGGCCTTCGCCGCCGCGTCGCTGTTGCCCATGAGAGCCTGACGACGCTTGTCATCAACGGCCGACAGGCTCTTGTCGATGACCTCGGTCGTGTAAGGGTTCATGTACTTCGACATGTCGGTATTGCCGATGCTGATCGTGCCGTCAGCGATCTTCGACATGATGCCGGTCATGTCCCCGGAAGCAATCTTGTCTCGGACGCCGTTGATACCGGCCTGAGTAGCGTCGCTCATGGAGGCAACACGATCGCCGCCATATTGCATGAACGGCTTCGAACCGAGCTTCTCGGCGAGCGCGTAGTTATCCTGCGACGCCTTGTCGACCCACGCGGGTAGTTCGACCTTCGTCGTCTGTGTCGTATGGGACGGCTGTTTCGAGACCATTTCACACCTTAATGAAGTTAGCGCTGATGGGCTTCCACCCGTCAAAATGTTTAGTAAGCCACCCTAGTCGGCCCGTCGCCATCAACATATCCGCTTGGATTTCTCGGCGGTATTCCTCGATGCGAGGTTCCATTTCACGAAGCTTGTCGGCATCACCAATTACAAAGACCACTTCCAACACCTTTTTGCGGGGGAAGTTATTTACTTGAGTGACTACCCAAGTGTCTTGGTTGGCGAAGCTCTGCATCCGGCCCTCGTGGATGAGGTCTAGGATGTCCTCGACGGTGTAGAAACCTCCTTGAAGCTCTAGCACCCTCGCCATTTCTTTGTGGAAATTACGGGGGCGTTTCGTACTCAAGGGTAGTCTCCAAGGTTCCAGTGTCGGTCACCCGCACAGTATACACTGACCGGTTCGGTGACACAAGTAGTACGGAATCCACTGCGGTGTTCGCGGGAGGGCGTTTAGCCAACTCCCGACGAAGATAGTCCACAAGGGTTCCGAGGTATCTGACGATCTCGGGGTAGCCCGAAAACTTAGGTGACGGGATCAAAGCCTGCCCCTCCTTACAACTTCTACGATGTTATTTCCGACGGTCCAAGCCGCCACCCTGTTGGCGACCTGCTTCACCGTCATTTGGAAATCGCGGCCCGTATCCATGAACCCCACGATGCCCTCCGTAACGGGTTTGTCCCCGGAGTTCATCGGGATAGTGCTACCAGCACGGAACACCGCGTAGTCCAACTTGAAACGCACATCAGAGACGTCGCCGTCGTAGTCCGGGAGCACCCGACCGACAGTCATCATCATGCCACCATTTAGGAGGTTCATGTTGTGGGTCTTGGCCCATGGCAACTCTTCCCCGATTTGCAAGGCGTAGGCGTTGCCGAATTCGTGGCGGTAAACATTGACCCCATCGGACAGGATCGGATAACCCGTGAAAGTAGATTTCGCCCCACACGAGCGACGCATTTTCCCCGTTCCCCACCAGCCTTCTTTGAAGTTGTAAACAACGTAGTGGGTGTTGGTGGCGCTGCCCTTTTGGGGGAAGAAGAAGTACACCTCCGAATATTCCGGCATAACAGCGAAAGCAGCAGTGAACCGGGCGTTGTCTTCGTCGATCAGGGTGTTAACCCAACTCCACACCGGGCAAACGATGGGGGCCACGCTACCCGAGGAATGGCGCCAGAAGCCATCACGCGATGCCCAAATGCACCCATCGGGGGTGTCGGACAGGGCATCAGAAGCGATAGGAGCGCCTTCGGCACCAAGCACGTCCATCGAGAAGATGAAGGGGAGGCCGATGTAATTGACGATATGCCCTACGTTGTCCTCGGTGAAGAGCACGACGTCCGAGCCGGAGCGAGCCGCGCAGATGACGCTGGACGCGGGCTGAATGTTGTTCTTGCCCGCCTTGGAAGTGAGGCTGGCAAAGTCCCAGTTTTCGATGTTTTCTTCGTCGCACCACCCCCAATCAGAAGGATTACCACCCATACCGAAAAGGATCACGTGACGATACGGCGAAACGACGAAAGTGCGGTTCGCCAACGGGGCGTTCTCAACAACTTCGCACTTGTTCGTGAGGCTGGTGGGGTCCCACTGGAGCAGCCTCCCATCGACGCTGGACATGACCAGAAGGTTCTGGCCCCAGTTGTCGATGGTGAAAACGTCTGGAACAACAAAACGCGACGGCTTGTCGGGGCGAGGCGTACCGTATGAGCCGAAGCCGAACGGGGAATCACCATAGCCGCCCGCTGTAAAGCTGGCGTCGGGCGCAACGAGGGGGTCCACCGGGGAAACATCGTAGATGGTGCCACCTGCGTCAACGTAGACGTGCCCTTCGCAGAGGTAGCCGATCAGCTTCGTGCCATTGTTGGTGGTCCAACGGTGGATGGCACGGATTTTCGAGGCAAACGCAGGGTAGTTGACCTTGCTCCACCCACCGATCGGTGCCAACTTACCATCGATCCAACGCACAAGGTTGGTTTCCGCCCAGTTAGCGGACCGGCTACGCTTCGTGGGGGTAGCTACAACCCCTGCGGGGATTTCGATGGTAAGCGGCTCGATCATTTCTTGGCCTTACGACGTTTGAACGCGATGTAGAAGGGGCCGAAAACCGCCACTCCAGCGGCCATTGCGAAGCCCATCAGCGGGTATCCACCGTTTGCGACGCATTTGCCGAGTTCCATGGCGGTATCGAAGTTTTGGGGCGACACGTCGTGGATTTGACAGCAATTTATCCACTCGTTGCCGCTGCCCCCAAGCCACGTCGGAATGCCGTCGGGCCAGAGGCTGCATTCCATGTCGGGAACGTCAGGATTCACAGCTGGTTGGCCTCCACCCACAAATCTTCGACGTCGGCTTCGGACATGTTGAAGCCAGCGGCAAAAGCCAGAGTGATCGGATGGCTCCGGTTAAACTGCGTCGCCCCAGACAACAACATGCGGGCGTTGAACTCCTCGTCGTCATCCAGACCGGTGAGGATTGCTTCCATAGCCGCCGGAATGGTGCCAACGGACACAGCAGCCAATGCCTCAGAGCGGGTTATCATGTTCCTGTTGGCCAGCGCCTGAAAGAACTGGCGGTCGGAGATAGTGTCAGGCTTGGACACCTCAGGCTCTGGTTCCTCTTCGGGCTCAGCGATGTCCTCGTAGACCCAAGCCTCACCGTCGAACTTACGCCACTTACCTTCAACGGGGGCAGGAGGTTCGACCCATGTGGCATGTCCGGGAAGAACATATACGCCCTCTTCCAGTGGGTCAAGGTCTGCTTCAAAGGAGCCGTTGTACTCCTGAGTTTCCAGTGTATAACTGTGGTAAAACATGTCGACTCCTTAAAACGCGCGAATGAGCTTGAATTTGGCGATGCTCTTCACGCGGGTTTCAGCTGCGGTTCGAGGGGTTCCGTTGACACCATCGGTGGTGGGGTTACCGGTGCTGGTGCCACTCGCGCTGAACGTGCTACCGCTCATACCCGCGCCGCCTCCAGACTGCGGCCAATACGGAGGGCTGATTACGTGGCGGTGACCCTGCATCGCATCAGCTTGGTACGAACCCAATGCGCGGCCCGTGTCCAAACCACGGCCATCGTCGACAGTTCGAGTAACAGTACCTCGGCTGTCAGGAACGTTGAAGGTGGTAGAACCATCACCCGCACCAAAAGTGGTCCCGATCTCTGCGAAAAGCGTGGCGTAAGTGGTTCGGGAGTAGGCCGCACCATTTTCTTTGACAAAGCCCGAGGGGATGTTATTGCTGTTCCACTCAATACTCTGACCGATCCGGGTTCCGGCAGCGACGGCAGCTGCAACAAGGGCATCCACTTCGGTCTTGGTATACGTCGTAGCTTGAGGTGCCTTGGCGTCCAGCAAAGTGTTGGTTTCGGCCTTGGTGTACGTCGTAGCTTTGTCAGCCTTGTCGGTCTGCAAAGCCGTGACGTCGTCTTCCAGACCACCAGCAACCCCTTGCAGATCGCCGATTGCAGTGTCGATGATATCGAGGTCATCGTTGATCTTCACACCCCAAGTGTCGTTAGACGCACCCGGCTCCGGCTTGATCATGTCAAGATTTGTGGTTACTGTATCGGCCATGTTACCCCCAAGGAGTTGGCGTGGGCTGGACAACCCATACACTGGTTAAGTTAGAAGTGGGAGCCCAAGACCCGTCGGCGGGCTGTGCAACCCACGCAGTCGGGAAAGTAGACTCTGGGTCCCAAGACCCATCAGCGGTTTTCGGCTCCCAGAATTTTGATTCATACGGGTCGAACTGATTATCAAACGTAATGTCCGATACGATGGCACCGCCTGAGTAGACGTTAGCCACGTACTCGGACTGGAAGCGTATGTCGAATTCCATTTCGACGGTGTGGTTGATACGAAGCCTGCCCTCAGCAACGGTTTCGAACTTAATGTCCGAAGTTGCCATCGCAGCGAAATCAAGGGCGGTAGCCCTGTCGAGTACCGTGTCAACCTTAATGTTGCTTACGTATCGCCCCCCGTGCGATACGGAGCCAAGAAAATCACCGTCGAACGCCATGTCGCTTATGGCGGACGAAGCCCAACGTACCGAAGCAAGCGGTACGGCGTCAAACACGATATCGCTAATAACTTCGGCTGCAACATTCTCAGCGGCCGAGTAAGCGTTGACCCCGTATTTGTAGACCCCATACCTCCTCGACATTACGGCACCGATGCGCGAATCTTGAGTTTAGTGGCGAGGAAGCGGAACGAGTCGTCGATGCCAACGTCTTTCTCAGTGACGAGGGCTTGTTCATCAAGAAGCGTTCCACCAGCGATGGCGGACCATATGCCAACATGAGTGACGAGGCCCCAATCCGCTGTTGCGGTGGGGAACTGAATGAGAGCGTTGTTGGAAGCCACGGCTGGCTTGGTCCCGGCGATGGTGTAGGCACCAAGAGCCTGTCGGGCGTAAGCGCCACCGGCTACCTCGTTACCCCCAGCCGATGGAACGCCAGTGTGCAACCCGACGTAGACAGCGGGGGTCAGAAGACCGTTAAGAGCGCGGTTTTCGCCGGCTTCGGTAAGCGACATCAGATTTTCCTCCGGACGAGTTGGGTTCGCAGCACAGAGCCGCTAGTCTTGGATTTTTCGTAGGTGTCGTTGGCCATCTGAACGAGGCCCGACGCGATCCCCTCAATCGAGGTAGCGCGCTCGTACTCCTGCGAAAACAGGGCGGCAGCAGCGTTGCAAGACTGGAGGAAGATGTGATAGTACTTGGAGTGGAGCCAAGTCGACGCCCCGGTGAAAGTCGGGACGAACTGGAAATACCACATAGTGATTTCTGCCCCTTCGATTTCGTCGATGGGGGCCGCAAAGAGGATTTCACCGCCAATGATGGTGTACCAATGTTCCGGCCGGTGGTCCTTTTCAAAATATTCGGTGGGGCTGCGAAAGAGGAGGGGCTTCCCCTTGGGGCCGACGATAAGCTCGGCGTGAACGAAGTCGAGGGGCAGCGCAACCCGCCCCTCGGTAATCGTGGCAACAGATCGGACCACCATTTCCTTGACCCGAAGGGTCTGGCTGAGCGTGGTTTCAGCCATACGAACAAACGACGTGGTAAGGGCGTCGTCGAAGTCGGGACGACCTACCCACTTTTTGACATTCGAGAGGAAATCGGTGAAGTCAGACATCAAACCCTACCTTCCCAGACGCGAAACACTTTGTTGTCTGGATCATTGAGCCACTTGTTCCAATCGCTGTCGTCCCATTGCTCGTGAACTGAGCGCTCGTAGACGGTCATTGGAATCCCTCTGGCCACCAGTTTATTGGTGGAGTTTTGAGGGTGAAGTTCGCGCATGATCTTGTTGGTTTCGATCACGCCGTCCATCACAACTTCGGTCTTAGTGACCAGTCGATCCGGATGCTCGTCGTCGACGATGAAAGTCCTACGGACCCCATCGCTGTTTCGGTAGACGAATTGACTTTCCATGTTAGTATACCACGCGGCAGGGGCGCTGTCAATTTACCAGTGGAACACCGGAAGTAGGCAGCACGAGATTGATCTTACGTCCTGAGGGGTTCGTCTCCAGCTTGGAGGACAACACCTCGATTTTTACGCCCAACGCGCTCACATCTTTGCGGAGCGCGTCAAGGCTGGTTGCCAGGGCTTCCGATATCCTATCGGTCCTCCTGCCTTGTTCCGTTAGTCCGGCCTCCAATTGTCCCACTCGGTAGGGCACGTTCTCGACAAACTGCCGAGTACTTCTCAATTCGGACTGAACGTCACCGATAAGGCGGGTGATATCCACCAGCTTAGATCGGTTGGAATCAGCCTCTATTTTTGCCTGTTGTTCCGACGCAGAAAGGCGCTTGTCAAAGTCCCCAATATACTGGAAAACGCCCCATGCGGCCCCGACAACTGCCAGGATTGTCGGAACATTAACCTGAGTCCAATTGATGGCCATCGGGTCTCGTTCCCTATTCACTGCGTTGACCTTACTCCGACGGGGTATTCTTCGGAGCGATGTACGTCAGAAGGGCCGGGAGGCCGATCGTGAGCGCGTAGAGGGCGAGATACCCATACCAAGGGGTATCGTCGGGCATGAACGGAAGACCGATCGTGCCAGTTGCAGCACCACCAGCGGCGGCAGCGATAGCTTTTGAAAACGAACCCATTACTTCAAACCTTTCAATTTTTCCGAGACTTCTCGGCGGAGTTTTGCGCCGGTTGCAGCCGCACCGACAACGGAAGGATCGAAAGCGAGGCGGGCCCAATCCCATTTGCCCCTCTGACGGATTCCCAAGTTGTTTTGCACTTCGGCGTGGGACAGTACGGTTTTCGGTGTCACGGCGATTTTGTAGTGGAAGCAAAGCTCGGCCACCACGCTCGTGTACACGTCCCATTGCGCAGCTGTCATGGGGAATTGCCCGGCATCGAAAGGAATCTCGGTAGCTCCGGCCATACAACAGATCGATACGCCTATCGATTGACTGTTGGTGTTCAACGTGTGGGCGGCATAGTCGTCGGGCGACTTACCGGACACGTTCACGTTATCAGCGATGGAGTGAAGACCTCGTACGACTTCAGACTTTCCGTTGATAAGTAGGTGATAATGCTCTTTGTCGAGCGAAGAAGCGATATAACTGCCGCCTGTCCAGTGGCCAATGACGCGGGCCATGGTAACGCTTGGGAGCCATTCCGGGCGCAGTAGCCGACCTGCTACAGGTCGAGGCGGTGCCGCCACAGGGGGCTGGAATGCAGTACGATACGGCTTGAGGTCATCAAGCGCCTTGTTAAGCGCTTCGATAGTTTCGGCACCAAAATCGCCGTCCGCGCCGAAGCGAGGTAGAGAGTAGCCCAATTCGATAAGACGTTTCTGAATGTCTACAACGGTCATTGGGCTACTCCTTGTTTAGGCCACTTTGCGGGCGGCGCGAGCGTCAGGTGATAGTAAACGTAAAGGCCGTAAGGCGATTGTCCGGGATGGAGAACGGGTTGGATTCCAGAATGGTAACTTCGTAGTCACCCGGATCGAGAACGCCGCCAAACAATACTTCGACGGTGATGTCGTCCCCGTCGATGGTGGTTTGGAGGTAAAAGTACTCGCCACCTTTGATGACTTTGAGGGTGGAGTTTGTCCCCAAAACATCCTCGATAGTAGTGAAAACTTCACCCACGGCTCCAGCAGAGCCGCTGTCGCCCCCCGAAGTGAGTTCTTTCAAAGACGGGTCTGGACCTTCGTCCTCGTACCTGTCCATATATTCAGCTGCGAATGTCGGCATTTTGATCCCCTTTTTAAACGTGAGGGGCCGAGAAAATATTTCCCCGACCCCTCGTCGTGCCCTCGGGAGGAGGTCCTTAGGCGCCGATTACGGCACCCTGCTTGACGCCGTTGAACATGATGTGCGCCATAGGGTTGCGCATTTCGACGCCCCATTCCGCCAGGATCATGCGGGTTTCGGCGTCACCGATCTTGGCGAGCGGAATCTGACGGAAGTTGCGGAAGAAGGCAACAGCCAGATAGGCCGGATCGACGAGAAGAGCGGCATCAGCCGGGAGCCAACGCGAAGGGATGACCTTGATGCGGCCGAAGTCCGTCGCGATGATGTCGACGGTAGCAACAACTTCGGTACGACCGACCTGAACCTGAGTCGAATCACGGCCCTTGAAGGTCGAAACCGTACGCTTGATGGCGGTCGGAACGATCAAAAGGGACGGCGAAGCGCCGTTGTCGAAAGCGGCCTGCATGGCATCGCCGACCATCACTTCGGAGAACGCCAACTGGTCACCGACGATGGGAGCAGCAAAAGCGCCGGTGGCGGTCAGAGGAAGACCGGTCTTGACGCCGACGACGGCGTTGCCCTGCACGTTGTTGCGATCGCGGCCACGAGCAATGAAGTGCAGGATCGATTCGGTCTTGCGGGCGGTGGCATCGTCGCCATCGTTGCGAGCCTGACGGCTGCACATGATGACTTCCATGTCCGACTTGAGGACCTTGGACTTGAGCGCCATCTGGTGGGCCATTTCCGAACCCTTGCCGGCGGCTTCCGAGGCTTCCTGCGAGCCAGAAACGGTGGCGTCGCGCTTCGAAATCTGGGTCACGTTCGACAGACGGATGGTCGGCTGCGAAGCGGTGCGTTCCAGTTCAAAGCCTTCAACCTGTGCGTTGTTGGCATCGACAGTCGGCAGGTTCTCGGTCTGCCAGTCGAACTGGCGAGCCTTGGCGTTACGGCGGCGAGCAGCCGACATGACAGGGGTATCGAACGGGTCGATGTTGTAGATCGCGTTGGACAGGTCTTCCCGGTTGCCCTGCGCGTTGTAGGTGGTGTAAGCCTGTGAAACCTTGGCCACGGTTATTTCCTTCTGGTTTTCTGGTTGATCAACGAAAGCATGACGCCAGCCGCGTCATCTACCGATCCCGTGCGGGAAAGGCTGTTCATTGCCGTACTTACCTTGGGTGCGGTGCTCTTGCTTCCCGCTCCGGGCTTGATAGGCTTGCCACCGCGACGGACAGGCTTCGGCTTGTTGTCCTGAAGTCTGTCGTATTTCGCGGCCTTGAGAAGGACAGTGATCATTCGATGGTCGTAGACCTCTAGGACCTCTTCCTTGCTGAAACCGGCCTTGAGGCCAGTTTTCATCATCGAGGACAAGTCGCGCTCCATAACCTTCGTGTCTTTCCACGTCGGGTTGTTCTGGAGAATTTTCACGTTGTTCTCGGCGATAAATTCCTTGAGAGCTTTCTCGTCTTGCTCTTTCTGCTCCTGCGTAACCTTCTGCTTCTCGGACTCCAGAGCAGCGCGGGTACGCTTGATTTCAGCGTACTTCTGCTCAAGTGCGCGAGCGGCCTTGGGGTCCGCTTCGTATTCCTTGTCCCAATCCGGCTCCGGTGGGATCAGCTTGTCGAGGTGGGCTTCCATCTGCTCGATCAAGTTGGTGTATTTCTGGCGCTGATTGATGACTTCGACGGCCTCGGTCTTGAGGACGCCCTGCATCTCGTTCAGCTTGCTCAGGCGGCGATGGAAGGTTTCGCCACGGATATAGCCGTCAAGCGCTTCGCGCAGACTGACTTCGACCCGTTCGCCGTCGACAGTGACTTCGTAAACGTCGCTATCGTCTTCCTCTTCTTCCTCGTCGTCCTTCTTGTCCTCGCCGTCAGCGTCTTCGTCGGCATCGGGATCAGCATCTTCGCCGTCCTGATCGTCGTCCGCGACCTGCTTGAACAGAGTTTCTGGCTCGTCATCCTCATCATCCTCGACCTCAACGGCCTTGGTGCGGACCTTTGGATTCGGAATGTCGTCGCCGCCACCCTTGGCAGGGCTTTCTTCGTCAACTTCGAGGTCACCGAGGTTGTTGAACAACATTTCAGTCGGCTGGCCGGACGACGCCGGAGCCTTTTCACTCGGGGCAGTGTTGCCGAGTGCGCTATCGAAGGCCATTGCGGCTTGTTCGAGGCTGTCAGACATTACTTGATCCTTCTTCGCGCTGCTACGAGCTTCTCATTGACGATGGATTGAAGCCTCGCTTCCACCCCCGCTAGCACCTTCATACTAGCATGCGCCGTGGCCGCTGTCAATCCCCCTACCTCGGCATTCAGTAGTTCCTGAATGCACTCCTCACGGTATTGTTGGAACACAAACTTAACGGCTGACGAGTTGAGTGCGGCCTGAGCATCCGCAATCAACTCTTCCTTTTCCATCGCGCTCAGGTCTTCGAATTTCTTCAAGGCTGGTTCCTTTCATCGATGACTGCAGAGGCATCGTCGATCAGTTCGGCCCCCAAGGGATACTCGGCCATGGAAGTGACGAGCTTCACGAGGGTGTCGAGGCCAAGCTTGTCGCGCCTGAAATCGTCGTCCGCCGCCATCTTCTCCCGATCGACGCGATGCTTGTCGATGGCGATAGCGGTAGTTGCCTTGACGCGTTCGACCTCGGCGGTGGCGATCTTCTCCTCCGGGGTAGGCTCCTTCGGTCCGCTGATCTGAGCCATAACTTCTTCGGTGATTTCGTTGAAGTAACGGGACGAATTGCGGATGTTGACAAGGGCCAACTGGTCCTTGATCGTGTTCAGATACTGGGACGGGGTTACGAATGGGTTGTTGAGGCCCATCTGCTCGATGATCATCATCTGCGTCTGCTGGATGGTCTGCAGCGTCATCATCTTGGAAATGTCGTTACCGCGACCAAGGCTCGGGTTGACCTTCACCATCAGGTCCGGATCGTAAATCGACTGGTCGTACTCGACCCACTTCTTCTCTCGCTTGAGGCTGCGCTTACGGTTCGGGGCGCGGACGATTTCGCGGAGCAAGCCGCGCATGAGGTCCTTGAAGCCCGTCTCAGCAAGAATGCGAGCAATCAGTTCGATGCGTTCCTGAGCACCCGTGACGATGGCCTCGATACCCATGAGGTTGGTCGACTGCAGGGCTTTCGGGTCAACACCCTTCGACGCTTCGGAGATACCGGTACGGCTCTGGCGCGTCATGTTCATGCGGTCGATCATTTCAAAGACGTCGCGACCGATGAAGCTTGGGCGGATTTCCTTGATGATGCCGGAAGGATCGCCCTTCATGCGAAGGACACGACCGACGCCGGGAGCGAGAATGTCGTTCATGCTCGCCATGTTTTCGTTGACGGCGATGTCTGGGAACATGGACCCCGAAAGGCTGTCCAGTGCGCCTCGCATCAACGCGGTATTGATCTCCTGAATGTCCTTGATGAGGTCGGCCAGCGCGTCCCCGATGACTGTATGGGGGCGCGGGTCACCGCAGAACACAGCGAGGTTGATGTCGTCAACGATTTCGTCTTCGAGGATATCCCAGTTCGAGCCGATCGTGCGGATGCGGCGAAGCTCGTCGATGCCGTCTCCGTCCTTGTCGATGCGGATAAAATAGTCCCCGAACTCAACGAGTTGATCGTCGATGATCGAAAAGTCGATGGAGGGGTTGCGGATGCTGCGCTCGGGGCTGTAATGATCGTAGTTGCCCGTGTACTGATGGACCAACTCCTTCGGATACCCCAGTTCGACGACGTCCGAAGCCGACACCAACTCGGCTACCCCGACGAGAGGTGCCGTGTGGATGGTGCGAGCGCGGCGGGAAATGCGGAAGTTTTCCGGGGGAACCGTAACGACCTCTCGGGAAGGTACAGACTTGGTGAAGCCGATCACGACGCGGTCGATGAAGCCATCCGCATCCGGCTTGCCCATTTCCTTGACCTCGGCATTCTGGTTGCCGATATCATTGGCCTCTTCCAGAATCATCGCGACCTGCTCTTCGCGAATCTTGAGGAATTCCTTTTCCGTGTACTTTTTGTTGTCGTGGGTCTGCCAACGCACGACGCCGATTTTCTCGGTCAGAGCATCCTTGAGCAGGGTGTGGATGATCAAGAAGCCGGGATTCTCTTCCCAGAAGGTGTAGAGGACATCGTGGGTGGCCTGTTCCGTCATTTCTTCGGCCTCAGCAGAGGTCGCCACGAAGTCGGCGATGTTCTCCGACGACGTGAAGATGCGGATCAAGGAGGGCATGATTGCCATGACGGTATCGCGAACGTCCGTCGAAACCACAGTGGCCCGGTTGGCCTCATCACGGAACTCGGCAGTATCGTCGTAACTGTCGTACTGGCCGTTGATAGCCTCATCGGGGTCACGGGACAATGCCGGGAGCAGCCCGTAATACATCTTGAGGTTCTCTTCACGCTCCGGGGACAGGTCCGAGTCGTTGAAGTCAGCGGCATCGCTGATCAAAGCCTTGATGCGGGCTTCGTAGTTGTCGATTTCCGCATATTCGTCTGCGCTCATGTCCGACTTCTCGGATGGCAGATTGGAGAAGATGGATTCCATTGTGTGATCCCTTAGAGTCTACGGCGCAAGCCGCGTCGCATCGACAAAACGTTTCTACCACGGACATTGCCGTAACTAGAAATGAGGTGGAGGCCCATTGCTCCGGTGCGGTAAGAGTCCGCTCCGTGGGAGGCCCAGTTGTGAACCGGCTTACCAGCCTTGCTACGGTGATAGTTCTTCATCGCCGAAAGGCCAGCGGCACACTCATCCTTGTCAAAATAAGAGATGCGAAGCAAGCCGCGCACGGCCTCGATTCCATCCTCGACACGGTGTAGAGGCGCTACCTGTGGTACGTCACCAGTGAGGGTAGTGAACACCTCAAAGCGCGACTTCCCTGTGCCCAATTCGCGGGCTTTAACGTCGTGCGGCGTGATTAGATCACCCATAACGGCGTACTTCATCGACAGGATGTCTGCCCAGATATCGGGGAGGCCCTTGCCGACGTATTCCTTGTATCGGATGAAGTGGAGAGCCTGACCCACGATCTGGAAGAACCAGACCGCCGTCGCATCGTCGATGCCAAGGTCCCACATCGTGTGGACGGGTAATTGGGGCTGGTACGGAACGACCGTGATCTGCGGGACGCGATTGGTCCCGTACGGCATTGCCGTGGTGGTTCCAAGCCCCTCCATTTCGTTGAGGATATCGCCGTAATAGCTTCCTTCAACCGGCGCGTCGAAAGAGCACAGCATTTCTCGTGCGTACTCCTCCGGCGACATATCGGCAGTCATTTCGATGACTTCGTCGGGGTGAAGCGCGTCGGTTTCCGTTACCGGGATGCTGAAGATGTCCCAAGCGGGATTGTTGATGTTCTTGTTCCTAAGCTCAGCAAAATGGTCATCACCGTTAGAAGTACCGGAAATGATTGCCCAGCCACGATAGTCAGCAAGACAAGGTCGAACGACAGTAGAGAAAACGGCAGGATTAAGGAGCGTGAACTCATCCAGCATGATGCCGTCAAAATAGAGGCCACGCATACGCTCATAAGCAGCTGCACCGCCATAGAGCCGAATAGTAGCGCCATTAGGAAGAATACACATGAGGTCACCCTCACGAAACTCCACACCCGGTATCGCACCGGCAAAGTGCTTGAGGTAACCCCAAATGAGGTCCTTGGTCTGGTCGAAGGATGGTCCGACATAAGCATACCTCGGTGGTGGGTCTTGGCGGGTATTCTCAAGCGCCTTCTTGATCATTTCGTTGATCGCGGCGACCGATTTCCCGGCTCGACGATGGGCGACAACAAATTTCCAGCGCTTCGTCGAAGTGTGGAGCGCGATGAAGTGTTTCCGGGGCCGATAAGGGATTACGACTTTCTTCGGCTCGTCGACGGTATTCTCTTCTGCGTACCTCGGAGCCTCACTCATGGTCGATCACTCGCTCTTGGGGCTGGAATACTGTGCCATCTTGCCAGCCCACGATGACCGTGCCACCTTGGGAATTGTTCACCTGCACCTTGGTGCCGCCGGAACCCCATCCCCGGTCCTTGCCGATACCCTGCAGGACGAAGCGGGTCATGGCGTCTTTTCGGCCCTTATCCTCGTTGTCGGTCAGGGCTTCGTAGACGTTGTCCTCCGCGATATCCTTGAGTTGCTCTTTGGCTTCTTCAAGCTGCGCCGAAAGGTAGGGGGACTTCCGGACAAATGCGCGAAGCCTTGCGGAGGTGACCTTGAGAATGTCGGCAGCGGTTGTGACGTTGCCATTGCCGCGCCAGATCGCAGTCCTGCATTCCTCGATATCCAGCGGCAGGTAGTCAGGCCGGGTGTCGTAAGGCATGGTGGGCAGGGGAATGAGGTCACGGGGCAATTGAGCGTTCATGATTTTCCGCATACGAAGAGGCCGGTGAGTGGAAGTGTACCACGCCACCGGCCCGAAGTCAAGTAGTACTGGAACGTATCAGCCGCGTTTCACGAGGGCGCGCAAGTCGCCGAGCGTGAGAACAACGCCGCCAGCACCCCAAACGACGTGTTCATCGGGGGTGTCCTTGGGAACGATCGACGTGATGCGGACGATCTTGTTCCACGCAGTCTTGCCGGCCTTCATATAGTCCGGGTCGTCGTCGCCGATCTTCACCGATCCGTCGGCATTCATGCGACCGTCATCTTCGGCCTCGCCATCCAGAATCGATTCCAGCTTGGCTTCTTCTTCGCGGGAAATTTCCGGAGCCGGGTCCTCGGTAGTGTTGTCCGACACTTCGTTCTTCGGCTTTTCGTCGCCTTCCGGCGTCTTGACGGCAGTGCCGCTCGGAGTCAGGGTCTTGGTGGACTGCGGACCCGGAGCCGCGTTGTTCGGAGCGTTGTTGGACTTGTCGCTCGATGCGGCGGTGACGGGCGAACCCTTCACTTCGTTGCCGGGGGTGGCCGTCGTTACCGGGGAACCGGTCGGCTTGGCCTCGTTGGTTGTCTTGTCGTTCATTGGAGTCTCCTTGGTTGCATGCGTGAGAAGTATAGCACGTACGCGTGGGGGTGTCAACTACCCCAGCGTTCCGCCGCCTGTTCTTCTCCAACGAGTTCGATGCGCTCCGAAAGGACGTCACGCATTACGTACGCCTCCAACGGCCACATCTTCCGCAGGGCATCCTCGTAGGCAAATTCCCGGCCGCGCTCTTCGTTGTAGTTTTCCGGGTCGGCAGGGGCGGACATTCCCTGCAGAGCATAGCCGTTTTTCAGAAGCACGACCGCAATGGTCATGTGGGGGATAGTCTGCGGGTGCAGGTATTCGACGCTCTCGACCTGACGCTTCATCGCTTCCAGGCTTACGCGCCACGGGGTCTTGGCGACCTGAGCGGCGCTTGCGTCGGACTTGTCGAGGGAGGGGGTTGCAGTTTCCATGATCGGTACTACCTTTTTGACCAGACGCCACGCGTCGGGCTGTTTGAAGATGGTGATCTTGCCTTGGTCCTCCAGCATTTTCGCTGTGGTGTTGAACTTGGCGATATCATCGAGGGTGTCGCGGTTGGTAGGTTTGAAAGTCCTTTCGCTCTGATTCCTGTCGGCCATGAAGTTTGCTAACCTTACGCTTAGCAAGGCGATATGTTCCATTTTCCGTCCTCGTCATTGAGTGCGCATACAGATCACGCCGGAAATTGTCCTTCATGATCTGCAGGTATTCATAGTCCGATATATCCCGGAGCCAGTCCGCCTTGTGAGCACGATAGTCCGCGAGAATTGCTATCGTGTCATATTCGAAAGCAGCGTGTGCAATCTCGTCACGAATGATCTTCGGCAAGGCATCGAAAGCGCGCCACACCTCTTGCAATTCCAACGTGATCTTGAGCGGACTGGCCTCGGAATTGTGGGTCATTGGGCCATGCAGCTGAGCATTCCGTGGACGACCGACCGGAAGATGTGGTCCTTGACCTGCTGCTCGATGGGCAATTCCTTGAAGGGAACGAAGCAGGGGTGACGCTTGTTGTCTGGGTCCTTGACGGGACCATAAGACCAGCCATCAGCGGCCTTTGCGTCATACCAGCTTTGGTGCGAGGCCGAAGCGTCTGCGTCGGGGTGTTTCATGTGGAATACGACGCCTTGACGAGCCGACGTTTTCTGCCATTCGGGGGCGTCTTTCCAGAGGGGCTGCGAGAAATCGCCGATGGTCTTGCAATATGCCCGATTCGCTTCGTGGCACGTTGATGCGATGACCTCGACTTTCAATGCTAATTCTTCGTCCATAATACTGCGCCTTCCTTTGTGCGAGTTGACTAGGTAGCATATCATACGCGTGGGCGGGTGTCAAGGTAGTGTGGTAACGTGGAATCGGAGGGGCACTGGGGTACTACATTGTCGATACGACGCGCGGCGAAACGGGTCCCCTTCACAGTCTAGGCCGCACCCATAGTCATGGGGGGTATCGAAGCCGACGCGCCCCGGAGGCGGCACAACCCGGCCGCGAGGCGGCGGCGCGGCCACAACCCGAGGGGAGGACACAACCCAGACGCGCAGAGACGGGGCGAGGACAACCGACCGAGGCGACACAACCGGGGCGAGCAAGGCGGGCAGAGCGCAACCGGGACGCGAGACACGCGACGCGAGCAGAGAGGCGAGGCCACAACCCCGGCGCGAGACACGGGGGACGAGCAGCGGCGCAGCGCCACAACCCCGAGGCGAGCGGCGGCGGGGCGCGAGGCCACAACCCCGGCGCGAGAGCGCGGCGCGCACGATACAACCCCCGATACATTGCGGCCCCCGCCGCGCCGTGGTATTCTTGTCTCTGGGGCGGCGCTCGCCCCGCCCGCGCCGGGGGCGCGGGGCACAACCGACAGGAGCAACGACAATGCAGGACCACCACGACGAGCAGGCCCGCCGCGCAGCGGCAGCAGAAGCCACGGCAGCAGCGACCGCCGCCAGCGAACGCGCAGAGGCCGCAGACGAAAACGGCGGCGACACGACAGCCGAGCACGAGGCAGCGGCAGACGCGCACGAAGCAGCGGCAGACGCGCAGCGCGAGGCCGGAAACGACGAGGCGGCAGACGAGCACGAGCGGGCAGCGGCAGCGCACCGCGACGCCGACGGCAGCGACGGCGAAGCCGAGGCGGAAGCCCACGAAGCCCGGAAGGCCGCGCAAGCGGCCGCCAACCGGCCCTAACAGCGGCGAAGCCAGCCCCGACGCCGAAAGGCGGGCGGGGCAAACCGCGCCCAAGCGAACCCCAACCGGGGCGGCGAACCCACGCGCAAGCGAGGGCCAACAGGGCGGCGAACCGGCACAACCGAACCCCAACGAGGCGAAGCCCGGCGCAACCGGGACGCGCAGACACGACGAGCGCAAAGGAAGCGCTTCGCAGCGTCGTAGCCCACAGAACGCGCCGTGCATGAACCTCGACAGAACGTCACACGTGAAACACAAGGACAGAACGCAATGAACGCCAAGATCGAAGCCACAGAGAAGCGCCTCCACGACGAAGCAGCGAAGCTCGGCTGGAACGGAACCTTCGTCGTATCCGAACAGAAGGACGGGCGCTGGATGGTACAGTACTGCAGCGACAGAACGCGCCTCGTCACGAACAAGCAGCCGACGATCGAAGCGGCTCTGGAGCGCAGCCTCCTCTGGATGATGAACTGAAGCCCCACAGAACGCCACACGTGAAACACAAGGACAGAACGCAATGGCCAAGACCCTCCACCTCACGAACGAACAGCATGAAGCCCTTCTCGCAGTCATCGGCGCGTTCAGCGAGCGCGTCGCACCCGAGGACCAATGCGAAGACCTAGAAGCGAAGCTGCCCGGAAGGTCGGTGGAAGAGCTTCATCGCATCTGGTGCGAAGCCGCGATGGCTGTCGTCGCAGCGAAGAACGTCGACGACTGAGCCCCACGGAAGCGACGACACGAAGCGGCTCTGCCAGAACGGTGGAGGCGCTTCGTTGTGTCCGTGCGTCGGAGGAGCGTAGGCGCAGCGGGGCGAAGGGAACACGAAAAGGCGGTGCGTGGAGGCGGCGATACGGCGAAAAGCAGGGGCGGTGCACCCGTGGCCCGGTGCCACCCATGCGACCTGTTACCACCGTGTCCCAGTCGTTCGGCTGCGGCCCCCTACACGGGGACCACTACTGACCATCGAAAGTAACCCCCTAAAAACCCCGCGTAGCTCCCTCCCCCGAACGACTGGGGTACGGTGGTAATAAGTCGTATGGGTGGCACCGGGCCACGCCTCATCGTATCGCCGCCTCTACACCACAACGCCCTCCTGTCTCCTTGCAAGCGCCGTGCCAACTCTGCCCCACGAGCCATGCGTTCCGTGCACATCAAACCTGCGTCCGACGCAACACCAAAGCCATTGACACCGCCTCTCCGCCGTGGTACAATGCAAACAGATCGGAGGGCACGACGCCACCGACGCAACGCCAGACGGAGGACAGACCAATGGCCCGCATCACCACCCGCGCAATCGTCGAAGCAGTACTCGCAGCATACCCCATGATCACGGACCTCACCCTCGAGCAGGAAGACGGCGTCTACGTCTTCTCCGCAGAGCAGGGTGAAGAGACGGTCGAAGCCACGAAGCTTTCGGACCTGACGATCGAGCAGTGGGTTGCCGCCGCAGCCTCGCTCGCAATCGACCTCGACGACGAAGAGGACCTGCCGAACAGCGTCGTCGCCTCCACGTACAAAGCCAAGTACAAGGAACGCGCCGCCACCATGCGGAAGCCGAAGGACGTCTCCGTCAAGGCTCTGGCCCGCTCGACCTCGGACTGGCTCGCCATCGAACTGGCCCGCCGCACTCTGGACGAGAAGACCAAGCTGATCGTGCCCGCTTTCGAGGCCATCCTCGACGCGAACGGCGTCAAGCACAGCCACTGGAACCGCACCACGAAGGGCTGGCAGGGCCGTCTGCGGATGACTGGCCGTCTGGCTCTGCAGCGCGTCGTCGCAGAAGCGGGCGAACTGGCCCTGCCCGACGCATCCACGATCCCGGCCCCGAAGAGCTGGATCGCGAAACACCAGCACTGAGACACCTCTGGGGGCGCAAGCCCCCACCCCTCTAATCGGAACACCGGAGAAGCACCATGTACAGCGAAAAGACCTACCAGCAGCAATACCTTCGCGACCGCAAAAAGGCAGCAAAGAACGAGGGCTGCACGAAAACCATCAGCAGCCTCCACAACTTCCGTACGATCGGGTACGTACTCCAGAACGGGCAGTTCGGGACCTCCCGACAGGATAGCGCGTTTATCGCGGCGCTGATCGCGGCCTTCCTCACCGAACCCACGCGCCTGAACGAAGAGTACGAGACGCGCAGAGAACGCGTGAAGCACGCTATTTACTTTCGCCGCCTCCAGACCGCATCGCGCCTTCCCTGAGGAGAAGCACCATGACCACAACAACGACCACCGACTGGACGATGGAGGCAGACCTGAACGCAGGGTACTGCACCATCCGCAAGTACACCACGAAGACTGAATACCGTGGCGACGAAGCCATGCACAAGGGCACAGAACAGACAGGATGGCAACGCATCAGCCTCGACGATCTGCCTGCCTTCATGCGGGAACGGAAGATCGAACGCTTCTCGAACGACGAGGACATGCGCCTGATCTGCGACATGCCCGTTGAGGACTGATTCGAAGCCCACTTGACACGGTGTCCCCGCTATGGTACAGTGGGGCATCGACACACCAACGCCACTGAGAGGACAGAACCAATGGCACACGAAGTCTCCGAGAAGATCATCGAGCGCATAAAAAAGCTGCTCGCCCTCGCCAACAACAACCCGAACGAAGCCGAGGCACAGTCTGCCGCCGCCAAGGCGCAGGAAATGCTGGAGCAACACAATCTGGACGTCGCCGCGATCGGCCACACGGCGCAAGGACGCCCGCGCAAGGACCAAAAGCAGAAAGGCGGTCTGTACGGTTGGCAGCGCAAGCTCTGGGAGAACGTGGCCAAGCTGAACTTCTGCCACTATTGGTCGATCAAGGGGCTGGCTCGCGGCCCCACGTACGAACACCGCATCGTCGGTTCCCACGCCAACGTGGTCAGTACCGAACTGATGGCCGAGTACCTGCAGGGCGCAATCGAGAAGATGGCGCAGACATGGGCGAAAGAGCAGGGCTACAAGTCGGTCTTCGTACGGGAGGCGATCGCCTATCGCGAAGGACTGGCAGAACGTATCGCCCTCCGCCTTTCGCAGCTGCGCGAACAGCGCATCGCCGAGGCCAAGCAGAAGGCCGCTGAGGAAGCCGCCCGCGCACAACACCCCGCATATGCCTCGTCGGGCACCGCCCTCACGATCGTGGACATCATGGAGGACGAAGACGCCCTCAACAACGACTACGTCAACGGCTGGGAACCGGGCACCACGGCGGCAAGACGCGCAGCGCAAAAAGCCCGCGAGGCGGCATGGTACGCTGAACAGGCCGAAAAGCAGCGCATCCACGAGGAAAAGCTACAGAACGACCCCGCGTACAAGGCCGAGTTCGAGGAAAAACAGGCGCGTATCAAGGAAGAGAACGAGAAGTGGTACGAATCCTACCTCAAGAAGCAAGCTCGCCGCGAAGCACGTGGTTCCGGTCGCGAGCGGTCACGCGCCCTCACCCCGGAAGAGCAGCGCGCCCAAATGCGCGAATTCCGCGAGGGCTACAACGACGGTGCGAAGATCGGCCTTGACACGCAGGTCGACGCAGCCAAGAAGGGGGCGATCCGATGATGGACGGCATGACTCTCTCAGAGCGCATCGCCTACTACATCACCCTGATGCGGATCGCCGTGGAGCAGGACTGCACCGATCCCGTGGGGTACGCGAACACCGTTTACGCCGTCGCGGCCATCAAGCCCGAATGGTGCTACCACTGGAGGATGAAGCAGCATGACTGAGAAGAAAGGCCCCGGTCGCAACAGCCCCGCAGCCAAGCACTGCGCAGAAGTGATCCTAGCCAACCCCGGTTTCCATGCCGGGGAGGTGCTGGCCATCGTCCATCGCACGTACCCTGAATATCAGCTGCAAGCAGTGCGCAAGGTCTACGAACGTCGTGGCATACCCTTGCCGCCCACCCCGTTCAATTGGGAGAAAGACTACTACGCTTCGCAGGAATGGACCCGCTCTGCACCCGAAAAGCCGAAGCCCGCGCAACGAAGCGGGCTGACTGGCGCAGTTTACGGCTACCATGGCCGATCCCGCATGCTGTCATCTTACACGGAGCTTTGATATGGAAGACCTGCGTTTCCCCCAACACCCGGCGGATCACCCGCTCAACTCCCTGCCCGACACGGTCTTCGTGGGCAACAAGTTCGTGGCGAAGCTGAACCGCGACGAAAGGTGCGCCATCCTTGCGCTTCGCATCAGCGGCGTCTCCGTACCCCAACTGGCTGCTACTTTCGATGTCAACCGTCGTACGATCAACAAGATCGTTGATTCGGGGTCCAGCAAGTACCACGACGTTCGTGAAGAACTGGCCCGCCTCGGAAACGCGGATTTCATCGCGACTTATGTGACCGAGGCCATCGCTGCCCGAGTGCGGGAAAGCGTAGTCAAGCCCGAGGTCGGCGAAAAGCGCTTCAAGGAATATGACGAATCCGCATCTTCTCGTGCCAACCACCCGAACAAGCGGGCCAGCACCAACTCAGGCATCAACAATGTGAAGCTTCCTCACCACGACTATTCGCACCGTATCGAGGTGGCGTGGCTGGAGGCCAACACTGCCGAGGACGACAACGGGCCATTCGAGCACCCGGCTGGATGGTACTGGCGCGACATGGACTCCGACACCCCGGAGCGCTGGCAAGGTGACCCGGAAGCCGAGTCGCACCTGACGTCGTCTCGTGCGCTCAACCACGCGAAAGCCCATTGCTGACAGCGTCGCAATGTGGTACAATGGGACATCAATCAGGAGGTAGACCAATGCAGCCCAGAGAACCAGTAACGCCCGAGGAATACACCCGCATCACGGGCAAGCCCTACAACTTCATGTCGAAGTTCAACATGCGGATCAAGGAACCGGTGAAGTGGTACGACCGCAACATCGCCTTCGGCGTGACTTTCCGTGAAATCATCGAGTGTGCGTCGCTCACCATCTTCGTCTGCGGCGCCATCGCTTTCTTGCAGGTGGTCGTATGAAAAACACGGTAAACGTAGTACAACAGCTGGACACGCCGATCGAAGTTGCCCGGAGTCAGGCATTCGCCGCAGTCAGTTTCCGTTTCACCGACCAACACAACCGCGAGGCAACGGTGACCCTCGACATGGAGTCGGCCATCACCGTGCTGGCTTTCATGGATAATGGCCCCGAGGCTATCGGGGAAATTCAGGCCGCGAAGCGCCCATGGTGGTGGATGAGGCCACGATGATCGACGAGTACATCAAATCCTTCGACCACGTGCGCGGCGTCTGGGCCAAGAAGCAGGAGGCAGCGACTTTCGCTGATTTCCTCGCGCCCGAGTTGGATATAAACCGAAAAGGCGTGGTGGTCGAGCCTGATGGTCGCACCTACCGCGTACGCATTCCGCTGCTGTCGTGCTACTGGCACCCTGTCGACGCGGGCGACTGGCAGCGGGGGCTGAACCACCTCAAGAAGGTAAAGAAATCATGCATGACGGAAATCTGATCGTCGCCCCGATGATTAAGGAAACCACGCAGGGGTGGGAATCCCACCTTTTGCTCAAGACCGGCGACAGCACCGAGCGATACCAGCTGTTTGCTAAGGTGTACGGCGAAACCCGCGCCATCGCTTCGATGCGGGCTGAGCTTCTCGCTCGTGGGTTCAACAGACAAGGACCCGCCCCGATCGTAAGCGATATTGACAACCCACCGGCAGCGTGATAGGATCGAACTGCCACCAACACAGGAGACAGGCATGAAGTACGACAAGCACACCTGCAACGAGCTTTGCGGCTGCGGTACTCAGGACGACGCGCAGCGCATCGCGCTCGACCTCGTATCCCGCGCAATCCACGCGTACCCCAACCAGAAGGGCAACGTCAACTGCGCCGTGATGCTGCAAGCAGTGTCCAACCACTTCGAGGCGCTCGTCAAGGACCTCTTCCTCGGCAGATCGGCGCTACTGCTCAAGGACGAGCCTGAATTGGCGCTGGCTTGCCAGCTGACCGGTGCAAAGCCCCGCGACCTCGCTATGGACGTCGCACTCGACGAGTGGGACGAAACCGTAAAGCAGTTCCACCGACGCTTCCTCGCCTACTACTACGACAATCCGGAAGCTGCCAAGCGTCGCGGCAGCTTCGTTTGTGAAGAATTGGGCAATCAAGAATACGCCGGTCTGTTCCACTCGACACCTCCGAAAGAGACGCTGCGCAACCACGGCGTCACGTTCGAGGGCGACGCCGGGCAAGGCACGTCGAGCAACGAGGCCATGGCGCTTATCCTCGAAGCCTTCAAGCGGGGCGGTGGGCGGAAGCCTAATTGACACGCCAGTTCGGGCGTGGTATACTGAACACAGATGGGGCGAGATTGGCTCGCCCCACAACTCACGGAGAGCAACATGGCCACCAGCATCCACCACTCCACGATCAAAGCCGCCGAAAAGCAGGGCATCGTCCTGTCGGTTGACGGCTCGATCGTTCGCGCATTCATCCCGTCGAAGGCTGTTCTGGCTTACGGCGTGTCAGGTAAGGACGCGATCAAGCAGGTCCTCGCAGCAGTCGAAATCAAGGAATACACCGAAGGCGACATCAAGTTCGTGCCCGTCGAAGGCTCGATCAACGGCCAGCTGGAACACAGCAGCGGCGATCTGAGCAAGCAGACAGCCACGCCTTTCGGCCTCCTCGCAGACCTCAAGGGCAACAAGATCGAGTGGGAGGGCCAGTCCGACGACACGATGCCGACTGTCACCGTCGAGGTGGTCGACAATATCGAGGACACCCTGAGCAAGGACACGCCATTCGAGGAGGACCCCGAGCCGAAGCCGGTGGTCGACGACACCCCGGTGGTCAAGCGCAACGAACACGGCGTGCCTCTGGACGGCGCTATCGCCTACCGTGAGGGCATCACCGCTGCAGACTGCCCATTCAGCAGCGAGGGCGAGGACGACGAAGAATACCAGCGGTTCCTCGACTGGAATGATGAGTGGGACGCTGCTGCTGATAGCGCTGAGGAAGATAACACCGAAGGCGGCGGCTCGGTCGTGAAGTCCAAGTACCGCACCAAGTACAAGGAAGAAGGGCACCCGAACCACTGCGGCGATTGGCTGGCCGAGTTGCTCAACAACTACTGCGTCGGCGAAAAGCACACCGACCTGATCACGTTCGAGAACATCTGCTCGATGAACGGCGTGGACACCAGCAAGTACAAGCGCGAGGGCGTGGGCTGGCAGGGCCGTATCCGAATGACTGGCCGCAACCTGCTCGCCAAGAAGGTGTACCAGAACCGCAAGATCATCGTTCCGGAACCCGATCGCGGCGGTACGATGGAAATCGAGGCCCCCGCCGACTGGCTTTCGGCGCAGCGGTTCTCCAAGCCCGAGGCCAAGTGATGTCTCGCCGTAGCACCAAGAACAGGTGGCCCATGCACAAGGGGCCACCACCAATCAGGGCGGGGGATTGGATTAGCCCCTCCCCGAGCCGCTACAACTACTCGGGCGCTCAGCATCGCTGGCCATCGGGTGAGTGGCGCAAAGTCCACGCCGTCGAAATAGACGAAAACGGCTACTACGTGCTTGTGGTATGGAATCCCGTCAAGGGTGATTTCAGCAGGTACACCCCTTACAACTTCGTGGAACAGGAAAACAGAAAAATGGCCGGATACGAACGCACGAAATACATCGGCGCTAGGGCGACTGAGGATGGTGACATAGCTTACGGTGGTGATCGTGAGTACACCCAATGGCGCAACAGTCAACATGAAGTCCGTGTTGACATCGCCAAGGTTATCGGCGCGGGTGACAAGTGGCTAGTACTCCAGACTGTCTGCCTCATCGAAGGTGAAGAACCCCGCCCGCCGATCCGCGTCACCGAATACCGGTGAGTATCGCGCTCCTACTCCTTGCCGTCGCGGTGGTTCTCGTCGCGACGGTCGTTTCATATAAATTGTGGCGAGGACCCAATGACCGAATTTGACGCGCGAATCACGAAGCGCAATCAGCGCTCCAACGATATCATCAACAAGCTTCTGAAGGATATGAAGCAAAAGGGTCGCCCACGCATCGAGCAGAACATGCTGGACCGGGTAATCCGCCCCTTCGTCCACGTGCTCAACGAGTGCGAAGTCAAGGAGGTCGATCCGGTACAGGCCAACGAGGCGGTGGTGTCCACGATCGTCACTATGTGTTCCGAGTTGATGGTGCGCACCATTCCCCGTGGTAACACCACCATCGTGCACACGGCAACCCAGGACTTCATCACGGATTTCACCACTGCGTTTTTGGGAACCGTGACCGCCAATTTCGGCGTGGCCTTTGAACTGTCGCAGCCCAATCAGCCGCCGCTGGCTGGCACCCCCGGTGGTGGCTGGCCCCCGGCTGGCGGTACGCACTAGGGCGGCGCACGGTACGCGGCGCGGCTACGCGGGGTGGCCGCTACTAGCACCCCGCACCACCACCAGCACACAGGGCGTACACATGAAGTGGCTTATCAAGATGTGGCGTCGCTTTCGAGGCGACGACGGTTACGGCGAAAAAGACTTCTACGACTCACCGAGGTGACGCATGAAAAAGCTTGAAGATTATCGAGTTACTATCCGTTGGGGAACCGACGAAAGTCAGTACGAAGTTGGCTTCCCCGCCTCTAGTATCTTCTGGATCGACATTCCCCATAGGTCTGTCACCCGCGAGGGCAAGATGCATTGGGACACGGAGCGCTACGACAACCCTCGGCTGTTGGAAATCATCAACCACCCCGGCACTTCTCCTGACGTCGATGCCCAGTTCATTGCTTCTGCGTCGGCGATAATGATCAAGGGTGCTATGGGCGGCGAGGTTACCCTTTACAACCTCGATAACGCAATCCGCGTTTCTTGTACGTTCCCTAGGGATTGACTCCGCCGCCCCGGCGTGGTATACTTTAGACTGCCCCCGTGAGACAGCTGGTGGGAACAAGGTCCGGCCAGACCCCCACCAGCGCTCTTCGGGACTAACATGGGGTGATCAATGTACGACACTGTTAAGGGCGGATTCGATATCCGCGACGACGACGCTGCACTTCTCAATAGGCAGCGCGCAATTACAAAGCATGTAAACGACCGGTTCATTCAGGTCGGGGCCGTCTTCCTCAAGATGAGCGGCAAGATGCCCATCGCGGACGACTGGCACAAGTCGAACCACCGCGACACCAATCTGCAGGACTGGATCGACAACCCCGAGTTCAAGTTTCACAACACCGGCTTCAACCTGCAACAGGGCTGGACCGATATCGACATTGACGTCGATGACCCCGAGTACAACAAGTGCCTCATCGCTGCGTTGGACCACCTAGGCGTTGACACGCGGTTCCGCTTCGGTCGACTTTCGGTGGGCTACCCAACGCACGTTCTCGTGCAACTTGGTGAGGAAGAGAGCGCTAATTTCGAGACGCTCAAGAAGTTCGAACCCAAGGAGTTCCGAATCAACGGCAAGCGCTACAAGACGCAGCTGCGCTCCTACTCCACCAACATTTCCAAAGACAACGTGGCGAAGACCGCTCAGCAGACCGTTATGCCGGGGTCAATCTACAGCCACAAGTCGAAAGCGAACGAGTATGACATTTCCGTCTGGTATACGCCGAAAGGGATCGCTTCAGAAGTTACGCAGATCGCTGCGACTACGCCCCGTCGCGTCAATTTCAATACGCTCGTACGGGCCATCACCTTCGCAACCTTTCTTTACATCATCAAAGACCACTGGGTGGAAGGCGAACGCCAGCTTACTGCTACGAAGGTTTGCGGCTGGCTGGCTCGTGTAGTCCGCGACAGTCAGGCCATGAACAATCACGAGGTGATCGCCTCCGACGTGTTCTGCCCCGTTGATGATGACAGCATCGTCGAGTCCATGCTTCATTTCGTCTGCGATTATCAGCAGGACGAAGAGCCGCACATGCGCATTCGTACCTACTACGACGCGCTGGCCAAGCTGGAGCGCAACCCCGACGCGAAGATTCCCGGCTGGCCCGCGATGGAAACGATGTTTGGTATGGAGCGCGTCAATGCGCTTCGCGCCGTGTTCACCCCCGGCTCCGACGTCTCCATCCTCAACGTGCTGGCCGAGCGTTACGTGTACGACGAGACGGACAACACCTACATCGACCGCAAGCGTCACCTGCAGGATGGTCCGTTTACCCACATCACGGAAGAGTTGAAGACACGTCACAAGGGTGATATCGTAAAGATCGGCGGCAAACCCCGCGAAGCCTTCGGCGTGTTCGAATCATCCGACATGCGCAAACGCGTGGACAGGCGCGACCTTCACCCCGACCTGATCCCCGGCGCAATCTACCGCATCAACAACTCAGACGAAATCGTCGAGGACGACAACATTGACGAAGACGACGCGGCTGTCATCTTCAACACGTGGCGTGGTTGGCCAATCAAGCCCGCTGAGGAGGTCAACCCGGCCCTCATGCGGGAATGTGAGGAGCGGCTGGACACCCTACTGATGTACCTCACGCAGGACCGCAGGGAGCAGGTGGAATGGCACAAAGACTGGTGGGCGTGGGTATTCCAGCACCCCGGCAAAAAGCAGCAGATCGCCCCCGTCCTCGTCGGCGGTCAGGGTGTCGGCAAATCGTTCTACGGTAACGTCTTTGCCAAGGCGCTGCTCGGTCGTCTGTGGGGGTCGGCTTCCCCGAAGGTCATGGAGGGCGGTTTTTCGGTGGAACCTTTCGTAGACAAGATCATGGTCTTCATCGACGAGGCCAAGTTCAACGGGGATGCGTCGACCGACGAAATCAAGAAGCTGATCCGAAATGTCGACGTTGGTGGCGCCGAAAAATTCGCCCGTGCGCGTAACTACCGCATTTTCAGCCGTCTGATGTTCGCGTCCAACCGGTTTGATATCGGCGTCGGCCAGACTGGCGTCGTGGATCGCGCCCTGTTCTACTCGAAGACTTACGACCACGAGTACAAGGAACTGACGGAAATGCAGTTCCGGGGGTGGGCTGAGACGCTCAAGCCTTGGTTCGATTCCTACTTCACCTTCATGGCGCGACGCGACGTCCGCGAGCACTATGTCCGCTTCTTCATGGATCGCGAGGTCACGAAGGCGCAGGTCGAATCCATCAAGCACAGTTCCTCCAACGATCCGAGCATCATCAACGCCAATATGGCGTGGCCGAGAATGATCGCCAAGCGGATCATCGAAGAGGGCCGCATATACGAGGACCTCTCCATCGAAGTGCCGTTCCTCGAAGCGGACTTCAACAACCGGGTCAACGAACTGGTCAAGGAAATGGGACTGCGTACCGTTCAGGGCAGTCGCGTGATGCGCGAGTTCGAACAGATCGGTATCGTCGACACGGTGACGTCCGGCTTCAAACGCTATCGCAGGTTCCGCTACAAGTTGGGCGACCTCACCAAGCTGTTTAGCGACGCCATCGGGGTGCCACTGAACTCACGTTTCGACTTCGACCCCGAAGCGGATTTTGGTATTAATGACGCCGAAATCGGGGCACGGATCAACTGGAAGGGGAACCGACCGACCAAGTTCTGAATGCAGTTGTGTTCAGACATAGGTTGACAGGGGGCCGTCGCTGTGATACATTAGTGACATCGGGATCAACCGCTAACCCCCGCCCGTCAAACAGGAGATACGACCATGATCAAGACCATCGGACTCGGCGCAGCCCTCGCCAGCCTCATCGCATTTGCCCCCGAAACCGAAGCCGGCTCTGCCGCTGTCGACGCCCCGGCTGCTGATGCCGCCGCCGAAGAAAAGACGACCAAGTCGATCGTTCCGGCTGGCTGGAAGTCCAAGAACGACGACCTCGCCAAGTTCATCGACAACCAGTGCTCCGGCAAGGAAGGCTTCGAGTACCCGGCTTTCTTCTCGATCTGCCGCAAGAACGGCATCGACGAAGCCAAGGTCAAGCACTACGAAGAACTCGTCGCCTCGAAGGCCCACGGTTCGCAGGGCCGCGCCAAGATGACGCTCCGCAACATGCTCGCCACCATCGCCCGCAAGAACGGCAAGCTGGTCGGCCTGAATGACGAAGAAGTCGCGATCGATCTGCCGAAGCCGGCTCTGGGCGGCGCTGCTGCCAAGGCTGCTGAGGCCAAGGCAACCGAAACCGCCGAAGTCCAGGAATCTGTGACCGAAACCGCCACCGAAGCTTCCCCCGAAGTCGACGGCGAAGTCACGGAAGACGCAACGACCGAATAACCTGTCGGGTTCGGTACGTGCGTTGGTCCGCCCCGTTGCGATGGGGCGGACCGTTCTAATTACCAAAATCGTCTACTCACTTGCGGCAGCGTCAACTGCTCAAGAGCGAGGAAAAGGTAAGACCAGTCGTTTGACGGCGACAAAAACACACCGGGTTCATACCC